GGTTTCAGGCGGCTTTGAGTCGGCCGGTGCGGCTTCCGGCGGTTGTTCGAGGTTTTCGATTGCCTGAACTTGCTCGGCCATGTGCAACCGATCCTCTTGGGGTTGAACCGGCGCGGCCATCTTCTCGTCTTCGATCTCGGCGCGGGTTTTGCGCTTCCGGGTTGTCGGCTTTTCGGCTTCCGGTGCGGCCTCGGTTGTTGCTTCGGCAATTTGCAGGTTTTGAACTTCGGCAACGGCGGCTTGGGTGACGTTGGCGACTTGCGGCGGTGTGTCATAATCGGCTTCGGCCAAACCGAACCAGCACATTGTTGCTCGGCGCTTCGCCTTGGTTTCGCACTTCATCACCGCGTTGGCATGAGCTTCGCCTGACATCAGGCGCCGCACAACCTGGCCGCTTTCTTTCACAAACTCGACAATGGAGACGGCGGCAATGCCTTCTTCGATACGTTCGCCATTGGTGATCATGCACCGGCAAGTGACGATCCCGGCTTGTTCGTTGATCCCAAGTTCGGTGATCTTGCGGGTTAGGTTGACCTTGCAGGCCAATTGGTCGGTTGCGGCTTTGGTCGGATACCACACTTGTTTTGACTGGCCGCCTTCGGCTTTCATTGTGATCAGAATGAACGGCCGCAAGATTGGATCAAGGCCATAATGCGCGCACATTTTCACAAGGATCTTGTCTTTTTCTTCTTCGGGAAGCTGACTGAGATCGCCGGTGCGAAGGTATGCGCGAAGTGCTGTTGATTGCAGGGTTTCCCTTAGTTCTAGTTCTTTCTTTTCCGTCATGTATCGCCTCCAAGGGTTGGCATATCATAATTTTATTGAATTAAAAAGGCCGATCAAAGAAATTCCAAGGGATTGATCGGCGCGGTTGGTGCGGCTTGCGGCCTCGACATTTCCGTGAAGGTTTTGCCTTCATAGCATTGACTCCAAAACTCACAAGGCGAACCCCATTGCTTACAGTTCCTTGTGTCTTGGCGGCCTGGCGTTTCATTGCCAGCGATCCATTCTTGCTGAAGTGCGCGCGCACGCTTCACCGCTTCCAAGAAATTGCCGTAAGAATCTTGCCATTGAAGTTCATCGATTGGAACAAACATGTCACGGCCGGCCGGGTTTCCCTTCTCTGATATTCGCGCATGGAACGAGTCGAAGGTTTCGCCTTCCTTCCAGCGGTGCCTTGGCTTTTCAATTTCACGCAAAAGCACGCCTGCGAATTTGTGCGGTTCGAGGTTCAGTTGTGCCGCGATATCTTCGGAAAGTGCGCCATACAGGCAAAGCTGAGGATCTTGCCTGAGCATTGCCGGCTTGGTTAGGTCAAGGGAAACGCCGGTTGTTTTCCAATCGCAAATATACCAGTTCAGTTGATCGTCAACGCCGATGGCGTCAATCTTGCCGCGTGCGATGTCGTTCTCAAACTCGACTTCGCAGGCCGCGATTGCCAGCGGTCTTTGTGCCGCCAGCAACCAGAACGTTCGAAGCATTGCCGAGATCTTGGCGCCGTCATTGTCCCAATTGAGGCCGTTCTTTTCGACGATCGGCCGGCCGATGGCGCTGGCGCTGTACCGCTTCGGATCGCCAGCGGTGTGTTCAAGGATCCCATGGAAGGCGCGGCCAAAGCCGAAGTAAGCCGGATCCTTGAAGTCGGGATCCTTTGGTGTCTTCAGCAAATACCGGTGACAAAATCGCCGCTCGCAATCGTTCATGCAGGCAACGCCGGAATTGGAAAGAACCAAAGGATCCACTAATGGGTCAAGTTTCTTGAACATCTTCGCCTCTTAATCAGAAGGGTACATCGGCGCCAAAGGAATCGTTCTTTCCCCAACCTTCGGCGCTCGGTGTGCTTGTCACCTTGGCGCTCGGCTTTTGAATGTTGAGTTCAACGCGCTGAACCCTGGCGGTGCCGGTGAGGCGGTTGAGTTCGAGGGTTTTAATTTCCTTGCCGTCACGCTTGGAGATGAAAGAGTTTTCCGCCGCTTCGTATTGAACCTTGATTGAGTTTGTCTTCAAGGTTTCGGTGAGTCTTTCCCAAACTGCGGTGACCAGATCGGCCTTGGGATCGGCTTTGATGGCGCCGAAAAGGGTTGCATAGATCCGTTGCATCCCAAGATATTGCGCCGCGTGCTTGTCGTTTTGTGAAGGGGTTCGCAGTTGGAAGCGCCGGAAGTCTTGAGAACCCGGCACGGTCAAGAAAAAACTCATGTATTGGTTGCTGTTGTCGGTGTGAATATCGATGTCGAAAAGGATTGCTTCGCCTTGAAGCGGCAATTGCAGGTTGCCGCCGCCGGAAATGGTGCCTTGTTTCACGCCGTTGTCTATCTGGTTCAAGTGATCAAGCATACAGAAAACCTCCAAGGTTCGAGTTGAGTGCCGACGATACCACAACATTGAACGAAAGCAAAGGCGCAAGTTGTGGTGTCATCACAAAATAGGCAACACCATATGTGGCGGTGCTTGACTCCAGAGTTTAACTTGCACAATGTGTCTGAATGTGAAAGCGGCCAAAAAAAACCGCCGGAAAGTAGCCAGCGGTTCAAGGTATCTTTTTACGGAAGGGAATATGACTGAAAACCTCATAAAGATCCAGCGAAAAGTGAACCGGGCAAACATTGCCTTCCCAATCTTGAAAGCTTCGGACATTGGGCCAATCGCCGCAACCAACAATGACCTGTTTTTCTTGCGACAAATAATAATCGCGCGCGCAATCGCCGAGCTTCCGGCCTCGGATCTTTGGCTTCGTGACGGCAAGCTTTGGAACGGTGACTTGCGCCGGTATGAAAATCAAATACCAGCAACGATCTTCAACCGTTGCTTTCAGAATATCGAGTGCCAGATCGAAGTGTTCGAAACCGTAACGGTTGAGAAAAGGGGAACTCTCACTGACAAGATCGAGAAACGGTTGAAGAACGAAATTTGCAACCTTGAGCACTTGATTCCGGTGATTCAAAACAGAGACGTTCTTGCAACGATATTAAGCAATTCTCTCATTCCTGAGTTTCGCTTCATCAACGAACCGCCGGTGCCGGGTTGTCACACACCGCCGCTTCGATGGGTGTCGGAAGGAACGGCGAACGCGGCACGCGAAGAACTGGATCGCTGGCGCGCTTGGATGCAAGCCGAGGCGCCGAGACAATGGGAGTTCTTTCTTTCGATGTTGCGCGCATATCGGTTTTCGAGAACCGAGATCAACCCGCAGCGAAGGATCCTCGTTGGCACCGGGCCGAACGCAAGCGGCAAGGGAACCTTCTGCAAATTCTTGGAGTTCATGAATAATTGCACCGGAATGAAAAGCTTCGCGCATGATGACTTATGCCAGGAATGGCGTTCCTCAAACGCCTTCAGTGATGACGTTGCGCTTGCGATTTGCCATGAGTTCCAGTTGGACAAGCCGACGCCAAGCACGGGTGTGGGCCTGGTCAAGAGTGCAAGCCGGTGTGAGGCGATCACGGTTCGTGGTGTCGGAAAGGAAGCCAAGACTTTGCGCTTCACCGGCGGTGTCGTTCTATTCGCGAACGCCGAAGGCGGTGAGGCGTCTTCGCTGGCGCAGGCGCACCGGTATTTTGCCCAATGGCTGGCCTTTGATCGGTTCTCGGTTGTCTTCATCGATTGGGCGCACCGATATCCGGGGTTCGAGGTTTTGCGCCAGGCGATGAACCGAGGCGGTGAGATCGCCGATGCCATGGGCCTGTGGTTCGCAGAATTGGCCGAGACGGCACGCGAAGCTGGCGATGTGGGTTTCACCATACCCGAAACATACCGCGAGGCCGTTGCTGCGTTTTCCGGCCGAAGTTGGGAAGCAATGCTCGAGGGCCTGTTGCGAACTTGGCTTGCGTTTGATCAATGGTTCGATGCTTGCGATGATCCGCTTGGAAAACCAAGCCTTGAGTCACAACGGAAGTACGCAACCGCCTTGTTCATCGGCGCGTTCGGTCGTAACAAAGACTTGCTTGTGTCTGAATTTGTTAGTGAAAAAGATGGAAGGCTGATTCCTTCGTTTCGCTCAATCACGATTGAGGCGTTGTTGCGAACCTTTGGCGAAAACCGAAAATGGCAAGTTCCTGAAAAACTTAAAAATTGTATCAAAAAATCGGTGCTAGTGGGCAAGTCGAGAGAAAGGTTCGTTTGTTTCTTTCCTTCAATGATTGACGAGTCAGAATTGTAATGGCATAATGAAGTCAAGAGCTTATGCCTCGGTTCTAGTTTCGAGTTGTTCAACTCTCCCACCAACTAGAACGGAATGAGCGGAACCGAAATATTCCGCTCACAAAGTTATCTTACTCTCCCAACAAGGTGATCGGAATGAGCGGAATGAGCGGAACTCTCTCGCCTCGCGCGCGTGACGCGCGTTTAATTATATATATAATAATAAAAATAAACAAATAACTAAACAAAATCAAACGATTACAACGAAACTGCGATTGCAGTCTATGTCTATGGCTTACGTCTATGGCTTATGTCTATGGCTGCAATCCGAACCGCTTCGCGGTTCTCTTATACATGCGCGATCCATTCCGCTCTTTCCGCTCTTTGAGTGAAATGTCGTTGGCGCAGTTGTTCAACAACGGTGAGCGGAACGTGAGCGGAACCAATTATTCCGATCACCTTTGACCTTTGTCATGAGAATTGAGTCAAAGCTTGAAAGTTTTCAACGATAATGATAGAACGAACGCAACCGAGAAGTGAGGGTTTTTCTAATGCCAATCGTGATCGAGACTGATAGCAGACAAGCGCAACTTGATGATTCTGAACTGGAAGTCATCGAGATCGACGATTGCACGCTTGAAGAACTCTCGGCGGTGCTGAAGGTCGAAGGCCATAGACAAAGACTTGATGCCATCAACAAGCTTTGCCAGGTTAAGCCATGGCGAAGAACAGGCCGAGGCGGTGACAAGCCTGGTTGCGGTATCGGCTTCATCGTCAACGATCCTGACGCGAATGATCCGAACCCGAACCAGATTCCGATCACGTTGCGGCCGGTGTCACGGCAACAAACCTTGGCGGCGATCAAGGGAAGGGTCGGCAACCTGCATGTCGGTGACACCTTCCGCACCGGCCAGTTGACAAGGAACATCGAAACCGCAACCGCAGTTGATCGCCTGGTCACCGTCTCCAAGCTGAACACCGGCGCCAAAGCCGAAGCCGATGTCGACAGTCTTTGGTTTTGCCTTGTCGAGATCGACGATGACTCGGTGTTCGATGCCGCCAACGAGTTCGGGCCTTCCGTGCTTCCCGGCTTGGCCTCGGCGCACATCGAAACCGCACGCCTGGCACTCGGCGCCTTCCTTCGCGAAGACGGCCAGGCCAAAGCCGATCCGCCGTTCTACGTCTGTTATTCCGGCAGGCGCTCTTTCCACATGCTTTGGCAGTTCGGAAGGCCGGCCATGCCACAAGAGATCGCCGTGCTGAAGGAAGGGAAGGGCCTGTTGCTTCGGCGCCTCAAAGAACTATCGCCAGAACGCCAGAATTGCCTTCCGGTGAGCTTGAAGGCACTTTCGGCAATCGACACACAGGCGATCTTCAACCCCATCGCCATGGCCAGAATACCGTGCTCTGAGCAAGAGGAAGGCCGCTTCCCTCAAATCGCCTGGACAACCGGCGCCAAAGGTTTCCTTTCCCTTGAGGCGTTCTTGGAAACCGCCAGGGCCAGGATCGAGCGGTACAGTCACATCGACGCCATGGCCGCCATGCAGCGAAGGATCTGGGCCTTCACCGCCGCGCCAACCCCAAGCGGCAAAATCACCGAGGCCGACATCGATGCGGCCTTCCCGGCCAACGCTAAGAAACGGCGGCACGGTGACGGCTTCGCGGTGCGGTGTCCGTTCCATGAAGACAAGACGCACTCGGCCTTTGTCTCGGATTCGGGTTTCATCTATTGCTCGGTGTGTTGCAGCGAAGGCCAGAAGTTCATCGGCCGCGTTCGAAAAGGCGGTGAAGTTGAAAAGTGTCAATGATTGGTTTAACGTGGTCAACCGAGGTGACCGATATGAGAACGAACATCATTGTCAGAGACAAAAACACCGGCCGACTCTTTGGAACGCTGCATGATGCCGCCAAGCATTATGCCGTAAGTCATCAAACGATCTGGAATTATATCCACACAAAAAGGTCAAGGCTTCGCGGCATGAACCTTGCAATTGAAGCAACCACGATCCGCAAGATCAGCGAAGAAATTAAGAAACTCAAAAAACAAATAAGGGATCTTGAAAATGGAATGGCTCAACCTGTTCCTTCTGTTTGCGGCGCTGATGGGGATTGCATACCTGATCGCGATATTATTGCGGCGCTTTGACAAATGATGCCGGCCTTTGCAATTCTCGGATCTTTTACGCTCGGCATCGCCTTCGGCGCGATGTTAATTGTCTGGTTGATCTATAGAGGCATCAAATGATCGGAAAATACAAAGGGCCTCGGTTAGATAATCGGGGAACGCCGTTGCATATCATCGGCGCCGCCAAGGCAATCGCCGGCGCTTCCTTCGATCTGGCCTGCGATCAAAACAACCTTCAATTTGAAGGCGGCTTCATCTTTCCCGATAGCGACGCGCTCAAACTCGATTGGCCAAAGGATCGCGTTTGCTTTCTCAATCCGCCTTTCTCTCAAGCCAACGAGTTCTTTCGGCGCGCCGCTGAACAGCGATGGCAAGGAACGAAACTTTTGGCGCTGTACAAGTCGAACAACCTGGAAACCAAAACCTGGCAAGACTGGATCCTTCCAGGTTGTGATTGGGTTTTGTTTCTCAATCAACGGACAAGCTTCATACCGCCGCCGGATTATACCGATCAAGAACACGGGCCAGGGTTCTCTTGCGCGCTGATCTCTTACGGTATTCCGATGGATCGGCGCTGGCGGCAATTCGGCACAATCATGGAGGCGTGCCACATATGAAAAAGCAATTGATATGGGTTGAAAAAGACGAAGATGAAAAAACCATTCGAGTCGGCGGCATGATCGAAGGGCCAATCGAGGCAATCGGCATGTTGGCATCGGCACTTCACGGGATAATTCAAGCCGCGCCTTCGGAAAAAGACAAACAAGAGGCAACCGACCAGGCGATTGCCGCAATCAAAAACGGGATCGATCAAGATTATGGGGTCATGCAATGACTGAAAGCGAAGCCTTGAGTTTGGCTTTGATTGAGATCGATCACCTTCGGGAATTGCTCAAGGAAAAAACCGCCGAACTCGAAAAAGCCAAGGCCGAATTGGAAGCCAAGCGATGATCTGGCAAGCGATCCTTCCCTTCGAACCTCGGCGCAAAAGAGCGCACACCGTTGCACGCACACCGCACGGCGCGCCTGTTGTTGCCGATCCCGACAAAGCCATCAAGAAAGACTTGGCCGAATACATCGCCGAGCATTGCCAGCTTCCAGCCGAACCCTTCACCGGCGCGCTTGAGCTTCGGTTGCTGGCCTTCGTTTCCCTTCCTAAGTCGATATCGAACAAAGAGGCCGACCGCCGGTTGCGTGAAGGGTTCGCGCACCAAGACACAAAGGATTGCGACAATATCAATAAGTTGTATCAAGACGTTCTACAAACCGGGCCATTGGCTGGTAAGATCTGGAACGATGATCGACAAGTGTGCCGCCTCATTGTGGAAAAGTTGTGGACAACTCAAGGTGGAAAAGTTTCAATCACGGTGAGGCGAATCGATCCGATTGAATTATGATATTTGAATGATATCATACATGTGTCGGCACGGTCAAAACGCATATTGTTTTCAAGAGGTTGCGCGATATGGTTTTTGGAACTGGAAAAAAACCGCAAGATCGAGTGAAGTTGCTTGAGAACATAATGCGAAAAGCTGAAGTGATTGCCGAGTTCGTTAAGAAAGGCATGTCAGTGAACAGCGCGTGCCGCGCCGCTGGCGTCAACCCGCGCACTTATTATGACTGGCAAGAGAAGGCCGAAAAGGGAATGGTGGAATATCAACCCGTGGTTGACTTTCTTGAACAAGCGCGCGCCGCCGGCCAAGCTGAACTCTTACAGAAGGTGATCGATGCCTCAAACGAAGACTGGAAAGCCGCCGCCTGGATCTTGGAGCGCAGGCATCCCGACTTTCGCAAGCAATCCGAACTCACATTGAACGGCGGTGAGAACCCGATCCAAGTTGAAGGCGTTCAGAATTGGACTAAGGCCGCCGAAGAACGGCTGAAACAATTGTTGGCCAAGCGGCAAGAAATTGAAGCCTTGCAAGATCCGGCCGCCGACGTTAAGTTGTAGATCCTTCCGAGGGGTTGCCGCATTTTCCGCACTCGGCGCACAAGCACAATTGACACAAGATCCTACCTTCCCTTGCCTTCCAAGGCGGCAAGTGCTTAAATTGAAACCATTCAATGGAGGGCTTTATGCTTGTTATCGAAGAGGTGCGAAACGGGTTTGTGATTCGGAAGCAACGGCCTGATGAAGAAGAAGCCGAGGTTGACGTTGTTGAAGTCGGCGAAGATCACGACTCCGAAGCCGAAGCCGCCTGCAAGCTGGCGCGGATCGTCTTTGAGTTTTATGGCCTAAGCGGTAATCGTTATTCGCAACACCGGCCGCACGTTGTGGTCTTTCCTGGCGACAAATATGGCAACTTTCCCGCTGAATGTCCGTTGTGTTATTCAAAACTGGAACCCATGAATGACTGATTTTTCGCCGCATGATCGCATGGAAATGTTGCAGCTTTTGGAACTTGAGGTTGCGCGAAGTTCGCTTGAGTTCTTCACAAAAGCAACATTTCCTGATTATGAAGTCAATTGGCATCACCGCGCAATCTTCAACACCGTTGACAAGTTCATCCACACCGATTGGCTCAACCGCCTCATGATTTTCACCGCACCACGGCACGGGAAGGCTTTGGCTGTTTTCACGCCGATACTGACAACTGATGGCTGGAAAACAATCGGTGACTTAACAGTTGGTGATTTTGTTTTCGGTATCGACGGAAAACCAACAGAAGTTATTGCGGTTTCTGAAGTATTCAAAAATCGAGATTGTTATGTTGTTGAAACTGACGACAATTATCCAATCATTGCAGACAAAGATCACATATGGAATGCAAGACTTTGCAGAAAGAAAAAAGTCTTCAATAATTACACAACTGAGTTCCTTGCCAGTCGGAATTTGCAACGTTGTCCAATGATTAAAATTTGTGAACCAATTGACACAAAGAAAAATATTTTGCCAATACCGCCTTACACTCTTGGATTATGGCTCGGCGACGGCGCTCAAAGATTCGGATATATAACTAAAAGTAAAAAAGACTTATCCGAAATTGAGCAATATATTGAGCAAGACGGTTTTGATTTTAGGCGACACTCTTCTGGCGTTGCAACGGGGATCTTAAAGCTTCAAAGATTACTAATAGACAATGGATTATTGAAGAACAAACACATTCCAGATATATACTTTGAGGCAAGCATAGAAGACAGAACGGCATTACTCCAAGGGTTAATTGACACCGATGGATATGTGGCAGACGACGGGCAGGTTGAGTTTTGTTCAATGAGCAAAACTCTTGCAATTGGAGTTCAGCGGCTTGTATGGAGTTTGGGAAGGAAGGCATTTATCGGGGTTGGAATGGCGGTGCTTGACGGCAAAGAATATGGCCAAAAATACCGCGTCACTTTTTACATGAAAAACGCGGCAAGATTAAAAAGAAAAGCAATCAAATGTCGCGATTCTGAAATGAGAAAAAATAGATATTTAAAGTTATATCCAGCTTTCAGATTCGATACAAAGTGTATACAAGTAAAGCGAAATGACGGATTATTCCTCGTCGGTCATGCGTTCGTTGTAACACATAACAGTGAGATAATATCAAGGCGACTTCCGGCATTCATTTTCGGAAACAACCCCGATGCCAAGGTGATCTCATGTTCTTACTCGGCCGACTTGGCCGGCATGATCAACCGCGATGTGCAACGGATTATCGACTTGCCGGAATACAAGCGGCTCTTTCCTAAGACAAGACTTAATTCTGAGAACGTGCGAACGCAGTCAGGATCATACCTAAGAAACTCCGACTTGTTCGAGATCGTTGGATATCGCGGCCAATACCGAAGCGCCGGCGTTGGCGGCGGTGTCACTGGTATGGGTTGTCATTATTTACTAATCGATGATCCAATCAAGAACCAAGAAGAAGCCGATTCGCCGACCATGCGGCAAAAAGTTTGGGATTGGTATACAACAACGGCATACACTCGGTTGGAAAAGAACGGAAAGGTTTGCCTTGTGATGACGCGCTGGCATCAAGACGATCTTGCCGGCCGCCTGTTGTCCGTTGCCGAATCCGACCATACCGCCGATCAATGGGTTGTTCTCAACCTTCCGGCGATCTGCGAAAACCCAAAACATCCCGACGATCAGCGCGAAGTCGGCGATCCTCTTTGGCCTAACAAATATGACTTGAAGCGGCTTGAAGCGATCCGTTCTTCAATCGGTCAACGCGCATGGTCGGCGCTTTTCCAACAAAGGCCTTCGGTTGCTGGCGGCAATATCTTCAAGTCACAAGCCTGGCAATATTGGCGAAAACTTCCAGAAAAATTCGATGCCATTTGTCAATCTTGGGATCTCGCTTTCAAGAACAAAGTCACTTCCGACTTCGTTGCTGGTCATATCTGGGCCAAGTGCGGCGCCGACTTTTATCTTGTTGATCGGATCTGCAAACGACTCTCATTCACCGAGTCTTGTGAGGCCATCAAGAACATGACGGCAAAATGGCCGCAAGTCAGGCGGAAGCTGGTTGAAGCCAAGGCAAACGGTGATGCCGTTGTGGATCACCTCAAACACCAAGTGCCGGGCCTGATCCTGGTTGAACCGCACGGCGGCAAGACGGCGCGCGCGAACGCAATCGCGCCATACCAGGAAAGCGGAAACCTGTACCTTCCGGCGCCGGATCTGGCGCCTTGGGTGAATCAGTTCATCGATGTGTGTGAGAACTTCCCGAACGTTGACCATGACGACGACGTTGACGCCATGAGTCAGGCGATCCTTCACCTTGGCGGAAGCGCAACGGATCGGCTTCGGAATTTGCTGAAAGATTGAAATATGTTGTATCATCGAACGGTTGAAGAATTGGTTGAATCAACAAGGTATGGCAAGCTATACCGCGTTGAACGAAAGCACGGGAAAAACTTCATGTGTTGCCGAGTGCGCCGACAAGGTTCAGAATTGTTCTTGATTAAGAACGAACGGATCACGATTGAGCGCACAAGCCAATCCGAGCTTGAAGTTGATATTGGCGACTTCGCCTTTTTCGATGCCGGCAAGACTTGGGCCTTGTGGAAGCCTTCAAAACCGATTGAGGTGAAGTGATGATCAAACGAGTTGACGGTTGGACAAACGTTCTTACTGGCCTCGGCCTGGCAAGTCGCGACAAGCGCATGTCTTCGGCGCCGGTGCCGAAGTTGTTGCAGCGACAAGAACTGGAAGATCTATTCCGCGCCGATGACGTTGCCCGGAAGGTTGTCGCGCGCGTGCCGAAGGAAATGTTTCGAGAAGGTTACGATGTCAAGGTTGAAGACAAGCCGGAAGCCGGGCAAGCGATCCTGCAATACCTTCGGCGCCTGAACGCCGATGAAGCCTTTCGCAAGGCCATCACTTTGGCCAGGCTTCACGGCGGCGCAGGCGTGATCCTCGGTATCGAAGACGGTCAAGAACCTTCCGAACCGGTGAACACAAAGGCGATCCGGTCAATCGAATGGCTGGCCGTGCTGGATCGTTGGCAGTTGATTGCACATGAGATCCAGCAAGACTTGAGCAAGCCTGATTATGGCTTGCCAATGCGGTATCAGATATCAGCAAACAGCGATCAAAACTCGACTTATGTTCACGCTTCGCGCGTGATTCGCTTCGATGGAATTGAGCTTCCAGAGAACAGTTTTGTCGCCAATAATTATTGGGGAGATTCGGTTCTTTCGGCGATGTACAACCCGCTTTCAAACTTCAACACCGCGCACGATTCGGCGGCGAACGTTATGGCCGACTTCGCGCAGGCGGTGTTCAAGCTGAAAAACCTTTCCGACTTGATCGCTTCCGGTGACGATGACCTTCTAATGAAACGCCTTCAGCTTTTGGATGCAACCCGCTCGGTTGTTCGCGCGCTTGTGATTCAAGACGATGAAGAATTTACAAGGCAAACAACTAACCTTACGGGATTGCCTGAGATCCTGAAGGCCATTTCCGAACGCCTGGTTGCCGCTTCCGATATGCCGCACACAATCTTGCTCGGTGAAGGTTCGCAAGGAAACACAAGCGGCCGAAGTGAGCAAGAGGATTTTTATAACCTGATATCTCATGAACAGCAAACATATCTCAAGCCTAAGCAAATGAAGCTGATCGAATACATCACGCTTGCGAAAGACGGCGTGCCTGTTGACATGGACAAGGTGACAATCAAATATTGGCCGCTTTGGAGTCTTGACGAACAAGAGGCCGCCAGCACTTACAAGACGCAAGCTGAGGCCGACGCGATCTATATCAGCAACGGCGTGCTGGATCCTGATGAAGTCGCCAAGGCGCGCTTTGGCGGCGAAGACTCCGAGATCCAATTGAACACCAACATTCGGGAAGTGACCGAGTTCGGATCCGAACCTGTTTCCGCTGGCGCCATCGATGCGCCAATACAGGAAACAGCATTGAACGGCGCGCAAGTGACAAGCCTCGTGGAAGTGATCACTTCGGTTGCCGCTGGCGCTTTGCCGCGTGAATCCGGCTTGGCCATAATTCAGGCCGCCTTTGCAATGACAAAAGAAAAAGCGGAATCAGTGATGGGAACGGTTGGCGCCGGATTCGAACCGAAGGTTACGATTGCGCCGGAACCCGTGCCAACCCTTGACTCGGTGTTCTTTCTTCGGGATCTCGTTCACGCAAAGCACGGTGACGCAACGGAAGTGCAAAGCTTAATCATGAGCAAAGAGAACTTCAGGGATCGCTCGGCCGTTGCCGCTTGGGTCACCGCGCACGGCTTCAAGGTTGAAACCAACCCCGGCATCGATGAGACGGCCGAAAGCTGGCGCGTTAGGCAACGAGAACCTGAAGAATTTGTCGAGGGTTCTTTGAAGACGATTGAACTTCGCGAAGGCATCAAGGCGGTGATCGGCACGCTGAAGGGATGACCATGAAGACGATTGTGGAAACCGTTTTGATGATGAAGGCGCGAAGCCTTTCGCCGCGCGCCAAACGGTTGCGGCTTCCGAGGCCGCCAAAACCTCGGCCGCCGATCCAGCTTGAGCGCCAATACCTCAAAGACTTGACCGACCAGGTTGTGATACCGCTGGCCAAGCTGGTGGAAAAGAACCTTGTGCCTTTGCTTCCGGCGATCCTCGACACCGCACGCGAAGAACTGGCGCCAACCAAAACCTTTGACGGCCAGGCGGTACGGCGTGACGCCAATTATTCACGCGAAATTGACCGGGTTTTTGAGGCGATGAAAGTCGCCTTTGCGCGCGAACTCACTGATCGAGAAGTCAACGCGCTGGCGGCAAAATATGCCGCAAAAGGTCAAGCTTTTAACAAGGAACAAATTGCCGATCAGTTTGGCAAGGTTCTTGGAGTGAAGCCAATCACTGCCGAGCCATACCTTGAACCGGTTATGCGGCAATTTGTTGACACTAACACTTCGCTGATCCGTTCAATTTCTGATGATTATTTTGCGAAGCTTCAACGTGACACTTATGAACACATTCAAGCTGGTGTTTACAACAAAGAATATGCCAAAAAGCTGACTTCAGAGTTCGCCGAAGAATACAAGAATCAGTTCGAAGCCGGCGCACTCAAGAACCGAGTGCATAACGCCGAGGCCAGATCGCGCTTGATCGCACGGGATCAGATCTCAAAATACAACGGCCAACTGAACCAAACCAGACAAACCGCGCTCGGCGTGACAAAATACCGCTGGTTGACTTCCGGTGATGATCGGGTTCGGGAAAGTCACGCCTCCAAGAACGGCAAGATCTTCAGTTGGGACGATCCGCCAGCCGACACCGGCCATCCCGGCGAAGACTTTCAGTGCTTTCCCGGCGATGTTTCAATTGATCTTTGTCTTGATACAATCAAAGGTTTTCGCCGATGGTATGACGGAAAACTGGCCCTTGTTGTTACGCAATCGGGTAAAACGATTAGATGTACACCTAATCATCCATTCTTGACGCGGCGCGGTTGGGTCAAGGCTCAAGAGCTTAACGAGTTCGATGATTTGATCCTTTTGGTTGATAATGGCGTCGATATCGCTGAAGAGAATATTGACAAGGTTAAAACCACATTCTTGTATTTTTTCAGATTTCTTTCTGAAGTGTTTCATTCTTATTCGGCGAAAGTCACAAAAGAACACTTCCACGGCGACGGTGCCGACAGTGATATCAATATTGTATGTGTTAATCGGGGTTTGAGGATCGGTTTCAAGGCCGGCGTCATGGAAAAATTGAATCAACTCTTTTTCCCCAATGCCGATTCTTCTGGCTTTCACATTCGCTCTTTTGATATTGGTTTCTTCTCTTCTCTTGGTGCCTTTTGTCGCAACATTGGCTTGCTTTGTGAGCGCCTTCCTTTCTTCAGAAGAAAGCCGAGCCATTCTGAGAAAGTTGGCCTTGCTTATGCCTCTGACACCGATCCCGTGTTTCCGAATGATTCGGCGGATCGGCGTGCGACTAACACCGAGTCGCTTACTTATAGACAACTCACTTTCTCCGAAAATGTAGGCCGATATGACAGAATCATGACACAAGTTGATCGGCGAACAATCCCGATTGAATCGGTTGACGGAAGTGTCGATCCCTCTTTCTCTCAGTTTCTTGCCGAGATTGTCGGCGTTGACTCCAAGCGATTGAGCGATGTCCTTGAGCAACGCGCCGCTTTTTATAAGTCTGATCGCGTACAAAATGTTACTTTCAGTGAATTTTCTGGCCACGTCTATAACCTCGAAACTAGAAAAGGCTGGTACATTGCCGATGATGTGATTGTTAGCAATTGTCGTTGCATCGCGCAACCCGTCTTCGACGAAGGCGTCACCGACAACCCCGAATTGGCGGCCTTGTTGAAAAAGTGAAGTGATTGCTTGAATATGGTATGAGAAGGCATCAAGAGGTGTTGAATGAGAGTTGAACGGATTGACTTCGGCGAAATGAGACGGCCAGAGAAAACCGCGCAGGGTTATCTCAAGGCCGATTGCTTCGCAACCAGGGTTGGCGTTTTCCTGTATGCCAACGCCGATGGCACCGTGCGCCGGGAATTGAGGCCAGCCGATGAAGTCTTTGCCGAGGAAAGCTTGGCAACCCTTCGCGGTGTCACCGTCACCGACGAACACCCGCCGGTGCTTTTGAACGCACTCAATACCGAAATGTACGCCAAGGGTTTCACTGGCGAAACGGTTGAACGGGTTGAGCACTTTGTGAAGTGCAACATCACAGTCACGGCGCAAGACTTGATCGCGAAGCTTGAGAACCGAGAAAAGCTTGAAACAAGTTGTGGTTACACTTGCGATCTTGATGAAACCGCCGGGATGTATGACAATCAGCCATATGACGCAATTCAACGCAACGTTCGGTACAATCACCTTGCGGTTGTTTCTCAAGGCCGCGCAGGGCCAGAAGTCAGGGTTAGAATGGATGGCGGCGCCGCCGTTCAAGTTGAAAGCCAAGATGGGAGATCTCCAATGTCTAAGGTCAGGATCGATGAAATTGAATTGGAAATGAGCGAAGCCGCCGCGCTTGCGGTGACTTCGAAGTTCAGGAAAGACGCCATGAGCATCGAAGAGATCAGCGCACAACTGAGCACGCTTCAGTCAGAAGTTGAAAGATTGAAAGGCGAAAACACCGGCCTGAAAGCCGAGGTTGATGCAAAGGTTGCTGAAGTCGATTCGATGAAAGGCGAACTTGAAGAAACAAAAATGGATTCCAAAAGGATCCATGAGGCCGCAATGGCGAGACTTGCCTTACTCGAACTGGTCAAGCCGCTTGCGCCAGATGTCAAATTCGACTCTCTTTCAGACAAAGAGATCAAGGTTGAGGTGATCAAGGTTCGGCTTCCAGAAGTCAAGCTTGACGGCGCAACCGATGCCTTCATTGACGGCCTCTTTGCTGGCATCACCTCGGTGAAGCCTTCAACCAATGACGGCCTGAAGTCGGCAATCAACAATTCTCGGTGTGATAATTCTTCAGCGGCAACGGCGCGTGAGCGATCCATGAAGGCCGATGCGGAAGCATGGAAAACTAACAAGTGAAAGGAGTTAAGCCATGAGTCAATTGAATTACTCGGCCGCAATGGCAATCGCGGTTGCCGGTCTTCTCGGTGATATCAGCGATTCTTTTGTGCGTTCTTACATCAACGGCAATTCGATCAAAAAGCGGTATACCTTCACGGTGTCGGCCGCAACCGATGTTGCTTATGCACTTTCTTTGACTTCGCCAACTGGCGTTGTCACTGCGATCAGCTTCAATGAAGGCGCCGCTGGCACCGTGACTTCGAAGCGTGACGGCCTCATTGCCGCAATCAACGCCAGCGCGGCAAAGCTGTATTGCTTCGCTTACGCGAAAGATGCCGATGAATTTTATGTTGAGGCACGGCTTGCCGGCCAAGACTTCACCGCCGCCGAATCCGACGCGCAGCTTACGCTTGTGAATGACACCGCCTTCGTTGCACATCCCGTTGTTGGGTTCGGCCTGGCCGTTGCTCAAGGAACGCAGGATCAAGAGTGCCGCCTTTTGGCCGCAACCAGCGACAAGGTGATCGGCGTTTCCGTTTTCTCTCATGCTGACAATATCAACAACGGCTTGGAAGGTTACGCGGCACAATCGGCCGTGAACGTTCTTCGGCGCGGTGTTATCTGGGTGAAGGTTGAAGAGGCGGTTGTTGCCGAGGATCCTGTTTATGTGCGCGCCGTTGCGGTTTCGCCTGAAGTCGCTGGCGCCTTCCGAAAGAGTGCCGATGGATCCGACACAATCGCATTGTCGGGAAGTAAGTTCTTATCAAGTGCGGCGGCCGGTGAGCTTGCACTTGTGAACATCAACATTTGAAAGGGGTGAAGGTATGATTGTTCACACAAAGCTTGATGCCGCACAATCGGCGTTCTTTTCTCGCGAACTTGAGGCGGTTAAGTCTAAGACTTATGACATCAAATATCCAGAACTGAAGGTTCGCCGACTCATTCCGGTTTCTTTTGAAGCCGGGCCTGGCGCCGAATCAATCGTGTACCAGCAATTCGATCAGGTTGGCATTGCCAAGATCATCGCGTCTTACGCTGATGACCTTCCGCGCGCCGACATCGTTGGCCGTGAATTTGTCGCACGGGTCAAAAGCCTTGGCGCCTCTTTCGGTTACAACCTGCAAGAGATCCGCAACGCACAAATGGCCGGCAAGCCTTTGCAGCAACGCAAGGCGAACGCGGCCAAGCGCGCCATCATGCAGAAAGAAAACGCCATTGCCTTCAACGGTGACGCGGCTTCGGGCCTCGGCGGCCTGTTGTCCAACCCTAACGTGACGCGCACCGCCGTACCTTCTGGCGTTTCCGGGTTCACAACCTTCATTCAGAAAACGCCTGATGAGATCATCGCCGACTTGAACGCGGCGGCGAACTTCATCGTTGAAAGCACGCACGGCGTTGAAATTCCCGACACCTTGTTGCTTCCTTTGGCTCAATACAACTTGATCCATTCAACACCGCGAAGCGCAACCAGCGACACCACGATCCTGAAATACTTTCTTGACAACAATGGTTACATCAAGAACGTTGATTGGGTGAACGAGTTGAAGGGTGCCGGTTACGGTGGAAGCGATGCCATGATCGCATACCGCAAGGATCCCGATGTGCTGACTCTCGAAATTCCGCAAGACTTTGAACAGTTCCCGGAACAAGAGCGCGGCCTTGAGTATGTGGTGCCTTGCCATCAACGAATCGGCGGTGTGTTGATCTATTATCCAATGGCTATCAATATCGCTGAAGGCATCTAAGTTTGACTCGGAAGGAAACCCCAATGGTTCTTGTCAAAAACAACTCAACTTCAGTCTTCGGCACAACAGTAAAAGAAAACGGGAACTCCGTTCATATCGTGCTTTCACCAGGGATCAATGAGATATCCAACCCGCATTGGGAAAAAATGAAGCACAACCCTCTTATACAAAAGCGGATCAATGATGGCTTGATCGAAGCCGCCGCCGGCGCTGAGGAAACGAACGGTGACTTGTCGAAGCTTCACCATAAACAAGCAACAAAGATCATCGAAGAAACCTTCGATGTGAAGCTTTTAGGCCGATGGCTTGACGGCGAAACCAGGCCAGCGGTTCAGCGCGCAATCACCGCGCAGATCGACAAGCTGAAAATCGACGTAAAGCCGGAAGCTGAAAACACCGAAGAATTTTTGTGAGGTTGTCATGGTAACGCCGGCCGATATCAAAGCATTGTTTCCTGAGTTCGCAAGCGAATCCGACTTGCGGATCCAACTGTTTTTGGATCAGGCCGCGTTTTCGGTGAACGCCTCGGTGTGGGGAAACAAGGCCGACTTCGCGATCCAATACCTCACCGGCCATCTTCTGACTGTTGCCAATCGCGGCGGTTCAGGCGCGGCCGGGCCAGTGACTTCAGAGAAGGTTGGCGACTTGCAACGTTCTTATGCCAACAACGTAAGCGCGGTTGCCCATGAGCTTGGCTCAACTGGTTACGGCATGGAGTTCTTGCGGCTTCGGCGTTCGTTGTACATAACTCCGAGGGTTTTATGAGTTTTTCGATTTCAGATATGGATCGAGGTTTCAAGGAAGTCAGGCGAAAGTTCGCCGCCTTGAACGTCAAACCATATGTGAAAATCGGGGTTCAAGGCACGGAAGCCGAGGCGCGCAAGGAAGCGCGAACGCCAGAAGGCGGCAATTCGCTGCAAGGGATCACGGTTGTGGAAGTTGCAACCTTCCATGAGTTCGGCACTTCGAACGTTCCACAGCGTTCGTTTTTGCGCGACACAATCGATGAAAAGCAACGCTCTTACATGCGGATCGCTCAAGTGTTAAGCGGTGAGATCATCGACGGGAAGCGCGATCCGATTCAAGCTTTGAACCTTCTCGGTGAGAAGATCAAAACCGATGTGGTTCAGAGAATCACCGATGGCATACCGCCAGAATTGGCGCCTGAAACGATTGAACGCAAGGGATCCGATGTGCCGCTGATCGATACCGGCCAGCTTCGGCAATCGATATCTTACGCGGTTGAGAAGAAAGGGAAGGCGTCATGAGTCAGGCGATGGCACAAAATTTGATCTCGAACTTCGCTGAAAATGTAACATTGAAAAGAACCGCACCTGGTTCTTTTGTCAATGGCATATATGTGCCTGGCGCTGAAACTTCATCGACAATCATCGCTTCGGTGCAACCGATGTCTTCGATGGAAATGGAAAACTACCCAGAACTACAGAGATCATCGGAAGTTCTCAAGCTGTATTGCGCCGAAGAATTGCAGGTTGCCAAAGAGTCAACCGGCGCCGTTGCAGACAAGATCGTGATGCGCGGAAAGACATACCAGGTTCAGCGCGTTGAACCATGGCAATATGCCTTTTCGTTTTCGAAGGCCATTGTTGTGAGGGTTGAACCGGCATGAACATAACGGCGATCCGAACAGCGATCTATCAATGGGCAAGCGCGCAGGCGGCGCCTCAAACTGTTGTATGGGCGGATCAATCGGCACCTCGGCCAGCGCGGCCATATGTTGCCTTGCGCCTCACTGGGCCAAGGCGCGTTGCTGGCCAAGATGAGGCGCGCTTCACTGGCACCGGCAACGTGTTCGATTGGGTCGGCCATCGTGAACTCACTTTGCAAGTGACAACAATCGGCGATGACCAGATCACAACCCATGATCTGGCACTCAAGCTTCACCTTTCCTTGAGCAAGGAAGCGGTGCGCTCGGCGCTGTATGTTGCCGCTGGCCTTTCGATCTCAAGTGAAGGTGACGTTGGAAACGTGACAACGTTCCAGGACACAACCTTTGAACCGCGATATAATTTTGACGTTATCTTAATGGCAACGGCAAAAACCAACGAAGATCTCGGCGCGATTGAGACGGTTGAGATCAACGGCGAAGAGGTGTCGATATGAGAGAAACGCACCGAATGTTTCCCAAAGAGATCAAGTGTACCGATCTCAATTTGTGGTTCGGCTTCAAATACAATCATGATCATCCATTGTTGGCTGATGATTGTTTTCGCGTTTGCGAACCTATTGGCATCGATTGGGTTGCCGTTTTTGTCATTGGTGCAATTTGCACCGAAAGTTTCACAAAGCCGGTTAAGGGAACCGATGCTTTTCTTACAGGAAAATCAGGCGATATCGATGAACAGTTGGCGGCCGTTGCGAAGATCTGGAAAGACAAAAAGAGCATTGAACAATTGCCTGGAATCAACAACAAGATGTTGGCTCAATTTGATGTTGTTTATCCGCTTGCGGTGTCTTTCCTTGAGCGAATGGCGGCACAACACAAACCTCGGCCAATGCCTGAACCGCCGCCGCCGGCACCAATTCCGGCGCCAGTTCCAAAGCCAACGCCAGCGCCAACACCAAAACCGCCGCCAGTTGAAACGCCTAAGCCGCCAGAAGTGCCGCCTAAGAAAAGCGGCGCTTGGCGATCTTGGCTTGTCGCAATCGTTGGCGTCATGGGTGCGGCCGGTTGGCTTGTCAAAATGTTCTTGCCCGGTTGGGCAATCCAAGTTTGGGATACCGTGAAAGCGGTGCTTGAAGCCATTGCTTCCGGCATGGTGAACCTTTTCTAAGGGAGTGAGTGAAATGAGTCTTTCTCAAATTGTTGACGTGCAAATCACGCGTCAAACGCAATCAGTAAGTCAGGCCGGCTTTGGCACCATGTTGATCGCCGGTATCAATGCAACCTTTCCTGAACGGCTTCGTTTTTATACCGATGCCGAAGGCGTTGGCGAAGACTTCGATGAAGCCGATGCGGAATACCTTGCTGCACAAAAGGCGTTCGGCCAGACACCTCGGCCGACTCAAATCGCAATCGGCCGCCTTAATGCAATCGTTGCTGGCGTTTCCACAATCACCTTCAACCAGGCGTTTGGCGTTGGTGATGAAGCTTCGGTTGACGTGAACGGTATCACTTGCACCGCTTCGACAATTGCCGCTTTGGCTTCCGCAATCGACGCGGTTGACGGTATCGCCTCGGCAACCGTGTTGGGCAATGTGATCACCGTAACCAGCGATGCCGGCCGAACCCTGACACTTGCAAACCTCGACATCACTTCAACCCTTGGCCTCACCGGCGCGCTTGCGGTTGTCACCGCCGCCGTGACTGTTGCCAGCGGCCTTGATGCAATCGAGATCGAGAACTCGGAATGGTATGCGCTTGTTCTCACTTCCAAGACTCTTGCCGATCAGCTTACGGCCGCCGCCTGGATCGAGGCGCGCCACAAGATATTCTTTGCGCGATCCGATGCCGCTGGCGTCAAAGATGGCACAAGCACAAGTGACATTGCATACCGATTGCAGGCCGGCGCATATGACCGAACCGCCGTGATCTTCACCGGCACGCCGAACGACTTCGTTGATGCGGCTTGGCTCGGAAAGATGCTTCCCGAAGCGCCAGGTTCGGCAACGTATAAGTTCAAGACTCTTGCAGGCGTCACGGTTGACAAGCTGACACCAACCGAGTCGGCGGCAATCAAGGCCAAGAACGCGAACACTTACGAGACAATTGGCGGTGTGAATATCACCGCTGAAGGCGTCATGGCTTCCGGTGAGTTCATCGATATCATCATTGGCACCGATTGGTTGCAGGCGCGGATCCAAGAACGTGTTTATGCCAAGCTTGTGCAACTCAAAAAGATTCCTTTCACCGATGCCGGTGTTGCGGTGATTGAGAACGAAGTGCGCGCACAACTAACCGAGGCAATCGGCGTTGGGTTGCTTTCGCAGGATCCTGAGCCAACGGTATCGGTGCCAAAGGTTGCCGATGTTTCGCCAGCCGACAAGGCGAACCGATACTTGCCTGACGTTAAGTTTGCCGCAACCCTTGCCGGTGCGGTGCATAAAACACAAATTCGCGGCACGGTTTCCGTGTAAGAAAGGGGTTGAGAGATGGCAAAGACTTATGATCCGAGTCAGGTTCAAATCATTGTGGGCGGCTTCCAGATCGCCGGGTTTGCTGATGGCTCTTTTGTTTCGGTTGCGCGAAACGCCGACGCCTTCGCGCTGTACATGGGAACTGATGGCGAAGGAACACGCGCCAAAAGCAACAACAAGTCGGGAAGGATCACCTTCACGCTGGCGCAATCTTCTGACTCGAACGCGATCCTTTCTGGTATCGCCGCCGCTGATGAACTTGCCAATTCTGGCGTTGTTCCCGTGCTGATCAAAGACGGTTCAGGCAATTCGCTGTATGCCGCTGAAACCGCTTGGATTGTCAAATATCCTGACTCCGAGTTTGGTCGGGAACTTGGCACGCGCGAATGGATCTTGGAAACTAACAGCCTGGCCGTTTTTGTTGGCGGCAACTGAACGAGTTGACCTCATGATGTGACTAAGCGGTTCGGCTTCGCCGCGCCGCTTTTTTTTTTGAAAGGAAACCCCATGAAACACACACAAGAGAAGATCATCGATGATTCGGTTTTTGCCGTTTCGCAGTTCTCGGCAACAAAGGCACTCAAGATTTTTCACCGCCTCGGCAAGATGATTGGGCCAGCTTTCGGCGCACTCACTGGCGGCGCCGCGCTCGGTGATGTTGCGAACGCGAACATCACGGCCGAAGCTTTCGGTTCGGCCATCAAGGCGCTTTTCGAATCTTGCGATGAAGTGACTTTTGAGCGCACCGTGAAGGAACTCTTGGAGACAACAACCAAAGACGGAAAGCCGATCAATTTTGATCTCGACTTTTCCGGGAACATTGGCACCTTGTTCAAAGTTTTGGCTTTTGTCTTGGAGGTTAATTTTTCTGATTTTTTAGGCGCAATCGCCGCATTGCGAAAGTAAGCGGTGATGCTTCCGGCTTCCAACCCGGCCGGATCAACATACAATGGGAAGTGTGGCGGGTTGTGTTGGCCGGCCTCGGTTCGCTCCAAGAGATCGAAACCCATTGGAGCATTGACGATCTGGCCGATGCCAATGAGGCGTTGGATCTGAAAGAGGAGGCCGAAGCTTACGCGAACAAAGTCGCGGCGGCGAAGGCCAAGTTGAGGTGACAATGGCAACCGTTCGCGAATTAGTGGTCAAGTTTGGATTCGAGGTTGATGATGAACCCTTGCGCCGCATGGAACAAGGGATCTCGGATATCAAGACGGCGCTCTTTGCCGTTGGCACCGCCGCCGCCGCCGGTGCCGCCGCTCTTTTTGGGTTGGCAAAAACAACGGCCGCTTACGGTGAGAGAACGCACAACCTTGCCCAATCGGTTGGCATCACAACCGAAAGCTTGCAACGGTTGACTCATGCCGCAAACCTGAATGGCGCCAGCGCCGAGATCCTCGGCGTTTCCCTTCGGCAAATATCGCGCGCCGCGTTCATGGCAAAGACGGGATCCAAAGAGGCAACGGAAGCTTTCGGCGCGCTTGGCGTTTCCGTCATGGATTCAAGCGGCAATTTGAAAACCGCCGATAGGTTGATGCTTGAGGTTTCCGACAAGTTTGCAAAGATGCCGCAAGGCACAAACAAGTCGGCGCTTGCCATGCGGTTGTTTGGCGAATCCGGCACGCGAATGATTCGCATGTTGAACCAAGGTTCAGCGGCGATCCAGGGCCTCGGTGATGAAGCGGCGGCCTTTGGCGCGATCATGGATGACAAGGCAATTGAGCAATCGCTTGCCTTCAACGATGAGATCACGCGACTGACTGAAACCGTGTTCGGCCTCGGCCGATCTATCGGTATGGGCCTCATTCCGCCAATCACCGAGATCGTCACCGAGATCCGAAAATGGATGCTTGCCAATCGCGATCTTTTGAAGACAAGAATACAACAGTTCATAGAGGTTACAACAAAATTTCTGAGCTGGTTTTTGCGTGTTGCCAAGTCAGTTTGGCTTGTGCTGAAGGCCATGATTGAGACAACGGATCGCCTGACAAAAAGCCTTGGCGGTATCGTTGGCGTGTTGAAGGGATTGGCGGCGGTTGCCGGCTTGTTTATTCTTGGAAAGCTTGGCATGGCGCTTGCCGCCGTTGTGAAAGGCTTTCTTTTAATTGGCAAGGCGGCACTCTTTGCCTGGAAGCGCGCGTTGCTTGGGCCAATTTTAATTGGTGCCGCAATCGCGGCGGCTTTCTTAATCGTTGAAGACTTCCTTGCGTTCATCGACGGCCGGCCTTCGGTTCTCGGTTTTCTCGTTCGCAACAAGGAAAAGATCTTCCAGGCCGTGGTTGATTGGCTTGGCAAAGTGAAGCGCCGGATCATGGATATGCTCGGCCTCACTGAAACTGAGTTTGACTCTTGGTTCACCGGCATAACCGCCGGCCTCGGTGCCGTGACGGCTTACTTTGTTGGCAAGGTTGTTGGGCCTTGGGTTGCCGGGTTCGCAAAGGTTGCCTTCGGTGCGGCATCGATGGCGGCCAGGTTTGCGATTGCTTCCGGTTCAATCATCGCCTCGGCGGTGAAAGCTTCCGTTTCTATGGTTGCCGCCGCCGGCAAAACCGCCATCGCCTGGAGCGCCGCCGCTGGCCGAGGGGTTCTTGCCGCTTCCCGTTGGGTCGGCTCAATCAGTGACGTTGCCGCTTCCGCACGCGCAGGCGCGGCCGCAATGCTTGAAGCCGGGAAGCGCGCCGCGATGTATGCCGCCGCGCAGATCAAGGCTGGCGTTTTGGCTTCCGGCGCATGGCTCAAGGCCGCCGCCTCGGCCGTCAAGAGTGCCGTCATTTCCGGCGCGGCATGGACAAAACAGGCGGCACTTTGGGTTGCCGCTAACGTCAAAATGGCGGCGGCGGCCATTGCCTCGGCGGTGAAAGCTTCGGCGGCTTGGGTTGCCAGCATGGCAAAGATTGCAATCGCAACCCTGGCCATGAGCGCCAAAGCGGCGGCGGCTTGGGTTGTTGCGCTGGCGCCGATCCTGGCAGTCATTGCCGCGATTGCGGCGGTTGGCTTTGCCGTGGTTCAGGTTGTCAAATATTGGGATGACATCACCGCAACCTTCGGTGCCTTGTGGAACGCCTTTTTGCAGGGCCTCAACAACGTTTGGGTTGAGATCAAGCTTGGCTCCAAGGCCGCTTGGGATTCGGTTGTTGCCGCCGGTGCGGCCGCGCTGGATCTTCTCAAATCGGCCTGGTCGGGATTGGTTGCTTGGTTCGGCGGCCTTTGGGATTCGGTTGCCAGCATGGCCGCCGATGCCGGCGCGCGCTTGCGTGACGGGTTGATCCAGCCAATCGTTGAAGGGTTCACTTCCATGTTCGGTTGGCTCAAGGGAACACTTGGAAGCCTGGCCGCCAAGGTCGGCCTCGACTTCGAAACGCCGACACTTCCCAAGGCGGTTGCGCCGGCGGTTGCCGCCGCTGGTCTTGCAATGGCCGCGCCAATGAGCGCCGCCGCCGCTTCGCCAACCGTCATGGCTGATCGAATGTCGGCACAAGCCGAGGCCGGCACAAGTTCGCGTTCGGTTTCGAACCAATTCGATGCGACAATCAACGTGACGGTGCCGCCTGGCAGTGACGCCAATGCGGTTGGCGAAGCGGTGAGGCGTGCGGCACGCGAAGAATTTGATCGCATGGTGCGGCCAGCGGCAAGAGCAACCGAAGGAAACATAAGTTATTGAGGTGAACCATGGGATTGTTGAGCCTTGTCTATGGCACAAAAAAGAAACTTTCGATTGCTCAAATCGAAGTCGATGTTGCCGTTGCTGAAACTCATGAGACAAATTGCGATATCACCGAAAACCCGGTTGAGGCCGGCGCCAATGTTTCCGATCATGTGTTCTTCAAGCCGGTGATGCTTACGGTTGAAGGCTTGGTTTCAGATACGCCGGTGAAGTTTTTGGCTGGCCTCACTTCGCTTTTTGACGACAACCGAAGCCGGAAAACTTATGAAGAATTGCTTGCATTGCAAGAGGATCGTGAACCGGTTGACGTGATCACTGGCCTCAAGCAATACAACAACATGATCCTGAAAACTTTGACGGTGCCGCGTTCGGCCGACACCGGCCGCGCGCTTCGGTTTACCGCTGTTTTCCAAGAGGTTCGAATCGTCGAAAGTGCGACAATATCAATTCAGGTTTCGGCTTCATCTTTTCAAAGCAAGTCATCTTTGGGAAAGGTTACGGGCGGCGCGCCAGCTTCAAAGGTTTCTGATGATGGCGCGTCAATCATGAGCAAATGGACGGGGTTGAGATAATGGCTATAATTCAAATACCTTTGCGAAATGACCTTGATGCTTATGACTTCTCGATTGACCTTGAAGGGTTGACGTACAACTTTGAAGTCGAGTTCAACACGCGCACCGGGTTGTGGTCAATGTCTATTTTTGACTCCGACTTGAACCTTTTGATCGCTGGCGTTCCCATGGTTGTGAACTCTGACTTGACAAGCCGGTTCAATCGTCGAAGCTTGCCGCCTGGTTTTCTTATGTTGTATGATACTTCTGGCAAGAATGTTGAATGTACTAAAAGCGACTTCGGAAGCCGGTGTGTGCTTTTGTATCAAGAGGCGGCATGATGGCAAGGCAATACCTGAGAAGTGCGCGGTTGCGCGTTGGCGGTGCTGGCACTCTTGAAAAAGAATTTGCCGGCTTCCGCGTTTCTTTCACAATCGAGAAAAGCCTTTCACCAACGCCGAATACCAGCACGATCCTGATCTACAATCTTTCAAAAGATTCCCGAACAAGGTTTGAAGCCAAAGAGGCGATATGTTCTTTGGAAGTTGGTTACGGTGACAACCTGGAAAAGATATTCATTGGCAACATTGCCAAGGCAACAACCAGAAAGCAAAGCGCCGATTGGATCACCGAGATTGAATGTGGTGACGGGGAAAAGGCTTTCCGGGAAGCAAAGATCGATGTGAGTTTGCCGGCCGGTTCGAACGCGCAAGACGTTCTTGGAAAGCTTGGTGATGCCTTGCTGAATGTGAAGGCCGGCGGTGTCACGGCGGTGAAGAATGTGCTTTTGTCTCAATTCAAAACATTCGGCACCGGCTTAATTCTAAGCGGTTCGGCCTCGGAAATTCTGAACCAAGTCACGCAAGGCTTGGATCTTGAATGGTCGGTGCAAGACGGCGAACTTCAGTTTTTAGAAAAAGACAAGGGATTGCTTGGCCAGGCGTTTGTTGCTTCGGCTTCAACTGGCCTCATTGGTTCGCCTGGCACGATCAAAGTAAGCGAACAAGATCCCAAGGCTTCCGATGGCGGTATTGAGTTTTCGATGCTTTTGCAACCGGCGCTCAAGCCTGGCCGGCTTGTCAAGATTGAGTCGCAAGAGATCAATGGAACATACAGGATCGCAAAAGTTGTTCACGAAGGTGACTCCCAAGAGGGTGATTGGATCTCAAAATGTGAGGCATACATAGCAAAATGAGCCAACAACATACGCCAACTTTGCAAGATATGATCAAGAACGCAATCGAGGCGCGACTTGCAGGCGTTCATACCGCCATGCCTGGCGTTGTTGTGTCTTACGATCCGAAGACTCAAACCGCCGATGTGCAACCAGCCATTCGCAAAAAATACGCCGATGGCACCGTTGTCAACCTTCCTTTGCTGACAAGCATACCTGTTATTTTTCAGAGAACAGAGAAGGGTTATCTTCACTTTCCAATCGCGAAAGATGACACCGTGCTGATCATCTTTTGCGAACGTTCGATTGACGCCTGGCGATTGAAAGGCGGTGTGATTGATCCGAAAGACTTTCGCAAGCATGACTTGAGCGATGCCGTTTGTATTCCTGGCCTCTTTGCAAGAGGTTCAGAGTTTGAAGGCGAAGACGGCTTTGCGGATCTCGTTCAAGACGATATGAGGATCCGGATTGGCGAAGGCTTCATTGGCCTCGGTAAAGACGGCGCCGAGCAAACTGAACCGGTGCCGCTTGGCCTTGTTCTCAAAACATACCTTGAAGATATCCACGAACAGCTTGCCGACATTCTCGATATCTTGATCGCCGGTGACCATGTGCTGACAACTTCGCCAGGTTCACCAACGGCGCCAAACCCTGCAAAGGCTGTTCTTCTGAACCAGGCGAAGACGGCGCTTGACGCGCTCAAGAGTTCGCCGATTGCTGACAAAAAATTCTTGTCCGATGTGGTCTTAACCGAGAAGGGAAATTGATATGGCGCTTTCGGCTTCAACCCTTACAAGTCTAATCAAGTCAAAACTTGACGCGCTTTTTGGCGCGCCTGTTGATCCGGCAATTCAGCAACAAGTCATACAGGCGATCTCGGAAGCGGTTGTTGAACATATCCAATCGGCGGCGGTTGTCGCGACAACGGTATCAGGCAACGCGGTTGTTGCTGGCGGTTCGAGTGCTGGCACTTGGCCGGTGACGGGATCAGGCACGGGAACGGTGAGTTGAGGTGAACAATGAGCGATCTAGCAATTGACACAAGCGGCGATATCAAAGTGACTGAAGGCGATGTTTCCCGGACAACCGGCATCGATGCTATACGGCAACACCTTGAGATCCGGTTGCGTGCCTTTCGCGGTGAGTGGTTTTTGGATGAACGGATCGGAGTGCCTTACTTCGACAACGTTTTCAAAAAGAACCCTGACTTGACGGTGCTTAACGCGGTTTTCACAAAGGCAATCTTGGACACTCCGGGTGTCAATTCGCTCAACTCATTGACCTTTGAACTTGTTGGCAGACAACTGAACATTTCCTTTTCGGCGCTGACTGATGAAGGCGTCTTAGATTATTCCGGTTTTGTAGGGGTTTGATATGACAACTTACGGTTTGACCGAAACGGGTTTTGTGAAAAAGCGCCAGCCGGTGATTCGCGCCGAGCTTGAAACTTCATTCCGAACGATCTTCGGAAATGAGATCAACTTGCTTCCGACTTCGATCTTTGGGCAAACAATTGGCATCTATTCCGAACGTGAAGCATTGCTTTGGGAACTTGCTGAAGAACTGTACAACTCGGCGTTTCCTGATACCGCAAGCGGTGTGTCTCTCGACAACGCGGCCGCACTCACTGGCGCAACAAGGCTTGCAGCAACCTTTTCCCAAGTCACGGTGCGGGTTGTTGGCACTCTTGGAACTTACGTTCCCATTGGCCTAATCTTCTCGGTTGAGAACGTGCCAACTTCGCGCTTCATCACCGTGTTCGACGGCACCATTGCCGCTGGCCTGAACGAAAAGCAAAAGCTTGTCTTCTCGGCGGTGCCAGCGGCCGGCCAATGGCAGATCACCTTTGACGGCCAGACAACCGCCGTGCTGGCTTTCAACGAATCGAACGCGAACATTCAGACGGCGCTGAACGCGCTTTCCAATCTTTCCGGCGTGATTGTCACCGGAAGTTATACCGCTGGCCTGACAATCGAGTTCGCTGGCAGTGACGGCCAGAAGGAACAACCGGCCGTGACAATCACCGGTTCAACCCTGGTTGACGGCGCCAGCAACCCGATCACGGTGACGATTGAAGAAACGGTCAAGGGTTGGCTTCCGTTTGTTGATGTGCTTTGCCGCGCGCAGAATACCGGCGCAATCGCCGCGCCGGCCGGCACGCTTACGGTGATCGAAACTCCAATCTTCGGTGTCGATTCGGTTGTGAACCTCTTGGATGCCAACGTTGGTCGGGAACTCGAAACCGATGCCGAACTTAGGTTGCGCCGCCTGGAAAGCTTGCAACGCGCAGGCACCGCAACCGTGAACGGTATCGTGACAACCTTGCGCCAGGTTTCCGGTGTCACTAACGCCTTTGTGATCGAGAACAACCAAGACACCGTTGACGGTGACGGCCGGCCGCCGCACTCATATGAAGCATATGTTGACGGCGGTGAGGATCAGGACATTCTTGATACCATATGGGAAACCAAGCCGGCCGGGATTGAAACCGTTGGGAACTTCAGCGGCAACGTGATCGACTCTCAAGGTTTCGTTCAGGTTGTGAAGTTTTCTCGGCCAACAACTGCCGACATATGGCTTGAAGTCGATATCACAAAGAACACGGATCCTTCGGAAACCGGCGGTGTCTATCCTGCAAACGGTGATGACCTTGTTCGGGATGCCGTGTTATCTTACGGCAACACTTTCGAGATCGGTCAAGACGTGGTGCTTGTTCGGTTCTTCAACGCCATTAACGGGATTCCTGGCGTTCTTGGAATCGTGATCCGCGCAGGCTTCGCGCCGAATCCAACCGGAACGGTGAACCTGGCAATTGGGCCAACGGAATTGGCAAAGTTCGATGCTTCCAGGCTTGAGGTGACAAGCGCATGATCGACTTAATCACAACGCATGTGCAAGATGCGAAAGATCGGTTGATGTATCAATTCCGTGCAAAGGCACGGATTGAAGGCATAATCGAAGCCGATGCCGTTCAGATTCAGGAATTGGAGCAAGTCTTCTATTCGATGATCGAAGGCCGCACATTGCAAACAGCAACCGGTGCAACTCTTGATCGATGGGGAAATGTTCTTGATGAGCTTCGCCTTGGAGACACCGATCAGAATTTCCGAAGCCGGTTATTCTTCAAGGTGACGCGAAACATTGCCGCCGGCACGCCTGAAGAAATGATACGAATATATGCCGACTTACTTCAGGCACGGTTTGTTCAGCTTCAAGAGGTTTTTGATGCCAAGGTTGTTATGACTGCAATAACAACCGCGAACGTGCCAGATCTCACATACATCAAAACCTTGGTTCAGGCCGTTGCGCCGGCCGGCGTTCGCGTTGCATACCTGCAATTCGGCACTTCACAAAATCCATTTGTTTTTGCGACACATCCCGATCTTTTCGGGAAGGGGTTTGACACATATCCGGTCACCGGCGTTGGCGGTGAGTTCACAACGGCTTTTTGAAAGGGTTGAGCGATGACAGAGTTGACTAAGCCATTACAAAAACCGAGGTTCGCAACAGGCGGATCGGCGGCGATAACTGAACCGCCTGAGTTCAAGAAAGATCTCGGTTGGATTGTTGAGGCGCCGCCTCACAATTTCTTCAATTGGTTGCACAAATACACTTATGATTGGCTTCAATATCTTGAGAGTAAGCAAGACGTTGATCTTGGAGCGCAACCAACGACAACCCTAACAATCGCCAGCGGTGTGATAACACCAACGCGCGGTGTTCATTCGGTTGATACCGAAGCCATGGCTGGCGCTGACGATCTCACAAACATCGTAACAACAAACCTCGACAACGGCCGCCTTTTGCTTTTGCGAACGGTGAGTGATTCCCGTGACGTGACGATCAAACACGCCGCTGGCGGCGCCGGTCAGATCTTCCTTCGGCGCGGTGTCGATCTTGCACTCACCGAAAGCGCGCTTTGGATCCTTCTGATCCGTGACGGCACCGATTGGCGCGAAGTATTTTCGAGGCCATACCTGCAAGACGATCCCAACCCAACCCTTACGGCAAACCTCGTTGCCGGTGCCGCTGGCCTAGATATCGGTTCGCTGGCGCAACGGTTTGACGAAGTGTTCGCAACGATCAGTGACGCGACAACAACCTTGACACAACGGGTTGACCGGCGTGATGTCGGCGTGCTCAAGATTGGCGATCAAAACGCCAACCAGGTTGACATTGGCCGCGCAGGCGCAACCGTCAATGTCTATGGTGATGTGATCAATGTTGAGACAACGAACGCAAATGTCACCGACAAACTGATCACCATAAACAAAGGCGGCGCGGCTTCAAGCGGCGGCCTAAGCGGCCATGATATCGAAGAAAATGGATCAATCACCGGCTTCATGAAGACTCTTTCGGATCGAACCGGATGGCAAATGAAGGCGCCGGCCAACGCGAACATTGCCAGTTTGAAGCCGGCGCCAAACGTGCCGTTGGTTGGGATGCTTCCGCTCGGTGCGGTGATTGCGATCTTTCCGCATATGACTGGCGCTTACAATTGCACGGCAACAACGGCGGCCGACGCAAACGGTTTTGTTCAATGCAACGGCCAAACAATCGCCGATGCGACTTCGCCGATGAACGGCCAGGTTGTGCCAAACATCAATGACTCGGCTTTTTTGATGGGAACAACCGGCACGACTTCATCAACAACGGCAAGTGCGAACACAAAAGACTTGAGCCACACTCATTCTGTAACAAGCAACGTTGCGGTTGCCGATCATGGCAATCACACACATCAAGTCACTTCGAACGTTGCGGTGTCTGATCATTCAGCGCACACGCACGCGGTGACTTCGAATGTAACGGTTGCAGATCACGCGGCACACACTCACATTGCGCCAGCGCACTATCACGGCATGGGAACCGACGCGAATCTTGCGACAAATATTGGCCACACTCATGCCGCAAGCGCGGTAACTGGTACGACGAATATTTTTCACACTCATGCCGCAAGCACTGTTACAATAAACAAAAACCAATGGAACTCTGATCAAAATGCACATAGTCACTTCATGGCGTCTAATGCTACTACGTTCGGAAACCCCGGAGCGGCGGAATGGAATTATGGCGTTAATCAGATATCTTCTGGCGGCGCAACAGCAACATGGAACTCAGTCAACGCAACTGGAAGTGCGGCGGGTCAAACCCTTACAAACCCGACAAACATATCACTTGCAAGCGGTTCGGCCGCCGGTCAAACTCTTGGGACAACGAATGTCAAACCTTCCGGCCTCATTGGTCTTGTGACTGGCGGTGTTGATGGCAATGCAGCAATGACAAGCGGAAGCGGCGGGCCAACAACCCATACCGTAACAAACAATGCCGTCACTTCTGGAAGCGGCGGGCCAACAACCCATACCGTAACGAATGGAACTGTGACTTCAGCAAACGAAAGCACAACCTTGACTCATACCGTAACAAACAATGCGGTGACTTCTGGATCAAGTTTGTCTTCAACTTTTGACATTCGGCCTAAGTACATCGCTTGTAGATACATCATGAGAATCGCTTAACAAAGAAAGGAAACCCCAATGTTTTATTCTGTTAAATATCGATACCCGAAGGAATGGTTTTGGAAAACTCTGAAGAACGTCAAAGGTGACGGGATTCTTGAAGTTGGCGGCAACGCGCGGTTCTTTATTCTTGCCGATGAAACCAGGGTTGAGCTTCCGGTGATCTGCGAGTTTCGCTTTTCTCCAAAACGGTTCGAGATGATCAAGCGCAACATGGAAGCGCAAGTTGGGCAAGCCATACCAGTGACGCAATGAAGGGAAGCCGCCATGCAAAGTGATGTGGTATTGTGGATCCTAGGTTCAGTGATCGCTTTTTGCTTTGCAGTGATTGGGTTTCTTGTGAAGTTTTTGTTTTCAAAAGCGGCGCTTTGGGGTGAAAAGCTTGATCAAGTTATGTCTGATCTTCGTTTGATCAACCGCGAACTGAAAAGCTTTTCCGAACGTGCGGATCGCCATGACTCCGACATATCGGCGCTTCGTTCCCGGTTGCACAACGTTAATGATAAGCTGACTCAAATTATATCAATGTTCGAGTTGATTCGGCTTTCAAGCTGCAAAGACGATTGCCCATTGGCCGCCATTTCTGGAAGGTTGAAGGAAAAGGAAGGGGATTTTTATGACTCCAATCATCGGTGAGGCAACGCGCTCGGTTGCGCTTTTGAATGAATGGTTGAAAGAGAAAGGTTGTCCACAATATGCCGGATTATATGCAACCGCCGCGCGTGCTTACGGTGTGCGTTGGGATCTGGCGATCTTCCAGGCTTGCCTTGAAACCGGGTTTTGGAAGTTTGGCGGTGATGTGAAGGTGACACAAAACAACTTCGCAGGCATCGGCGCAAGAGGCGGCGGTGATCCTGGCGACTCGTTCCCTTCACCGGCGGCCGGTATCGAAGCGCAGATCCAAAACCTGGCGCTTCGCGCTGGCGTCAACGTGCCAATCGATCAAATCTTGTCACCTTATGTGCGAAAAAATTACGAGTTCATCAAGGCGCGCAACACCAAGAATTGGGAAGATCTTGCCGGCACTTGGGCGGCCGATATTAATTATTGGAAAAAGATTGCAGTGATCGCCGCTGATTTTGACTCCTGGGCAAAAAACCGCCAGGTGCCGCCAACCGGCGATGTGACTTGGTTTGAAATGAACCGAACACCACAAGGCGAAACCGCTTGTGTTGCTTACGCCGGATCCGAACCGAAAGCGGTGCTTGTCTCCAAAGACAAAAAGATGTTGGTTGATTTTTTCAATCAGTTCCCGAAGGCCAACAATGTGATGATCGCCGTTGGGAAGCCATTGCCTGATATCAGTGAGTCAGATCCGGAAGGCGAACCGCCGGAAAGGCCTAGCATGGGAACGCCAGGACAAAAAAGGCCGTGGATCAAATGGGCCTCGGACATCGGAAAGATCACGACTCAAGGCTTGTACCCGAAGGGGTTTCCAGAAGGCGCGGTTGTTCACCACACCGCTGGCCGCACGTTGGCCGGTGACCACAAGGCACTCACCGATGGGCCATATCCGTGCCTGATTATTGATCGTGATGGCACGTTGTATCAGCCGATGCCGCTTAACCGATGGGGATATCATTCGGGAACACATCACCATAGAACGCACGTTGGCATTGAAATTTGCGGTGCCGGCCTTCTCACAAAAACGAACGAAGGCTTTCGTTCTTGGTTCGGCCAACTGTACACACCGGCCGAAGTTAGAACAGTAAGCGGAAGCCGGATCCCGATTCCGGGCCATTATCACAAGTTCACCTCGGCGCAAGAGGCAACCTTGATCCAATTGTTGTTGTATTTGAAGAATGAGGCGCCGGATATCTTCAGCTTTGACCGAGTGATTGGCCATGATGAAGCCATGGATTCGGTCGGAAAATACAAGGCAAAGAACGATCCTGGCGGAAGCTTGAGCATGACAATGCCTGAGCTTCGCGCGCGGTTGAAACGAGAGTTTGAAGGTGTCTGACTGACTTGCGCCGGTGCGGTTGTCAATCCGGCGCCAATCGAGGAAAGGGGTTCGATTATGCTACCAGAGAACGCACGGAAAGTTATGTTTTTGGTTTGCGAACTCGGCAATGTTGCCGGCAAGGTTTTCGAAGACGGCAAGGTGACAATCGGCGATGCGGCGCACTTGCTGGCGCTGACTGATGAACTGAAGGCCATCACCTCGGTTGAATGGCCGAAGGTGCCAAGTGAGCTTAAAGACGCCTTCGCGCCGGAAGCTTACGCGGCAACGGTTGCCGAACTTGTGAAAAAGTTTGACATCCCACAAGATCAGCTTGAAGCCAGGATCGAAGGAAGTCTTTCGGCCGTTGGCCATGTGATCCAGGGGATCAGCCAATTGGTGAATACCTGGAAGCGATAACCAGTAAGAGGTGAAAGATGCCGGCACTTTCGAAAACCTTGACTGACACCTTTCAACCTCTTGTTGATTTTTCAACTTTTCGGGTTTCTTATTTCAACATTGAAATTGAGAACTTTGACGGGCCATACCTTGAATTTACTTTTGGCCATCCCGTAAGTTCAGCGGTTGAGATCAGAGTGCCAAACCAATGTTCAGTGACTCGCGACAACCGCGCGCTCAAAGGGATCCTATATGGCCGGTGTCAGGCGCCTGGCGAAACCGCCGCCATCACGATCACGATATGGTGAGGTGACACATGAGTTCAATCACAACGCGCAAAACAACCGCTTCCGTTGCCGTCACCGATGCCGATGTGATCTTGATCGACGATCAAGGCCATCGTGGGAACATATACCCTGATGGCGCCTTGCAGGTTCGCGGCGATATCGACTTGTCGGCGGCGCCTGGCGATGTGATCTCACTGTTCGGTGAGGTTTCAGCGTTGGCTTCCGGCCTTCTGACTGACATTCTCACTTACTCGGTGCCAGCCGGAAAACAACTTCAGTTGATTCGGATTCGATCAGGCGGCACCAACATTGCCGTGTTCGAGGTTACGGTTGACGGTGATGTGGTTGATCGTCAACGGACATGGTTCAATGGATCAGGGTTGGAAGTCAGACATGATTTTTCCGCGCAGGACAAACGCGGGTTGGTTCTCTCGGCGGGTTCTACAGTCAAGGCCAGGGTCATACACTCAAGGCCAAACGCCGGTGACTTTGATTCTATGCTTTTGGGTGTTTTAATTGACGAGGTTTGAAATGATCGACAAGAAACAACTTGAAATAAAACGGAAGCGGCTTGAAGTGATTCGGCTTGAAGCTTCCATTGCCGAAAACGAATATACAATTGACGAGAGAATGGCAGACATATCGCGCCTTGAAGAACAGATCGAAAAGACGCGCGAACTGATCAACAGGCATCAAACTGAACTTGCCGAACTTGTCGGGACACAAGCCGGCGCACCACGAAACGGATAAGAAAGGGGTTGAAAGATGAGTGATTATCCATCAAGTTTGCCAGTAAGAACCGAGGCCGATGCCGATGAAAGGCTACAAAGTAAAATTATCGATTTTACTTCGCCAGCCAACGGAATGACTGTTGACGCCGATGGCAACGCACACACCGAAGTTCACGGCAACCGCGCCGATGACTCGGCCGATGTTGCGCTGACTTTGAGCGAAACCGGCCGCGTGAATCCCGACGGTGTTTATGAAGCCGACGACAACAGTAAGCCGGCGCACGTTGGCGTTGTCGCGCACACTCGCGCGGAAACCCCGGCCGACGCGCAGTTGACCAACCGAATCACCTCGGTGACCAACGATACCGTTCACGCGCTTGACGTTGCGATCCATGACGCCAGCGGCGCGCCGTTCTCGGCCTCGAACCCGCTTCCCGTGCAACCGCTTCCGCTTTCTGGAACGCGCGTTCACAATTATAAAGGCGGTGAGATCGTCAAGGCGGCAACGGACAACCACGACATCACCGTTGCAGGAACCGCGCTGAATGTATACAAGATCCTCTTTGCCGCTTCCGGCCGAGGCCGTTATGTGGTTCAGGTTGATCCTGATGGCGTTAGCGGGTTCAGCACAATCGCCGTTGGTTACACTTCAACCAGTAAACAGATCGATGAGATCGACTTCAACGGTGTGCCTTTGCAGATCGCAGTTGGCGGAATTGTTCGCGTTGCGCGAACGAACCAAGACAAGGCTGACATGGACATGCACTCAACAATCGTTGGGATCCAGTAATTCAAGCCTGGCCATGCCGTGATGCTTGGGGTTTCCTTTGCGGTATGGCCTCATTTTTTTTTGAGGTGACTTATGGGTGATCTTTCGTCTGTTGATGCCGCCGCCAATACGAAGATCGTTGGCTCGGATCCGATTGGATCCGAAACAACCATGGTTGCTTCAACGGCAAATCAGGATCTTTGTGTTGATGATTCGCTTCGCGGCACTGGCGGCAATCAAACAACCAAGACGGTGACCAGCGCGCCGATTCGCGCAAGTGTCGGCGCCTCCAATATGGCCAACCGGAAAACCTTAGTTGTCTATGCCGATGATGATATTTTTTGGGGTTTCACAAGTTCGGTGACACCTTTAACCGGCTTCCCGATCTACAAGAAAGCGCCGGCAACGATCTTTGCCGTTGGGCCAGAATGTTCGATCTGGTTGGTTGCTTCCGGCACCGCCATTGCCAGGATCGGGGAATCACAATGAAGATCACCTCACCGGCGGTTGCTCAAGGCGTGCCTTTCGAGGCGCCTGATTTTGATTCTGACAACGTTCGGGATGCCATTATAGAGGCAAGATATGAGGCCGAAGGCAAGGCGCGTTGGGTGACTCTTTGCGCGCATGATGGCACGGCTTCATCGGGTCGCTGGTTGTCTTTCTTTGCAAACGTTGCCAGCAACATAACGCCTTTTGTCGTTGCCGAAGCTAGCACAATTAAGGCAATTTCCGTTGGCGTTCAATCAAACGCAACGGCAACGTTCACGCTATTTATTAACGGCGTTGCAGTTGAAACATTGCAGATCGCCGGACAATCAGCGAACGCAAAGACTGGCCTCAACATTCCCGTTGCATCGCTTGGGAATCTTTCAGCGCAAGTCACCGCCGGATCTTGTTCTCGGCCAATATTCACAATCAGCGCACAAAAGGATTGAGAAAATGAATAAGACAACGGAAGCAATCGAAAAAAGCACGAAGGTTTTGATACCTGGCCTTTGTTACATATTGAACCTTGCAAGTGAATCTTATGAACGTTATTGGGGAACAAGTGCCAATACTGATATCGCAAGCCTGGCCGATGCCGATCCCGTCACGGTATCGTCTAAGCTGAAAAAGTCAGAGTTCGTTTCAGGCATTGCACTTGCGGAAGCAATCGTTAAGTTCTTCGGGAACCAAGACGTTTCCAACGCGACATACATCACAACTGCGCGAACCCTTACGCTTGGCGACTCGGCGCGTGAAGCGGTGCTCACAAACGAAGTTGAGTCAATTGGTGACGTGCTTTATTCGCTCGGCTCGAACTTGCTTGAAGTTCGCAAACAGGCGAAGGAAATGTTGGCAATGTATGTTGCGACCGAGCTTTCAGCGGCGCTTGCTGGCATGAGTGACAAAACGATCATGTTCGGCGCGTCGATGACTAAGGCGCAAATTGTTGCAGGAATGAACGCGCTTGAACAACTTGTCAAACTCTTGGAAGGCAATTCGCCGGCCAAAGGCGACTACATGTCAGTCTTGGCTTCGCTCAAGGTTCTCACTTTTTAACCTGAGCACATCGGCGATGATCGCGGCATAATTGGCAATGTCGGCGCACTCTCGGATCGCTTCGTTGTGGTCACCGAAACCAACGGCATCGGTCAACTCTGAAAACTCTCGGCGCATTAGTGTCAAGAGTTTTCCGATTGTGACATGCTTCCATTCGCCTTTGTATTCTCGTTCTGCGAACTTTTGGAGTTGATATTCTCTTAGAAAATCAATTGCACTCTCACCGCGCCTCATGGGTTCTTCTCGTTCTCAAGATCCCAACGGTCAATAACAGCTTGCGGTATGTCGATGTTTGTTATTGAGTCGAGGCTGTTGATGTAAGCCGAAGCAGTTAGGGTTGCGATATGGTGCGGTTTGAGTTTTAGAAGCCGTTTTTTTGTGTCGTTCTCTTTGTTTCCCTTGTCGTCAAACTTGTCTTTGTCTTTCTTCAAGTCGGCTTTTTTGTTTGTCACCTTGTCAACCTTGTCAACTTTGGCTTTGTGTGTTTCCAAGTCGATCACAAGAACATCGTCACCGGCCTTCAGGGTTGGCCTTTTTTCCTTGTCAGGCTTGTCTTTTGTCAATATCATGGTGTCGCCTTTCAAAATTCAAGGTGTTGTTCTTTTCCCGAAGACAACACGGAAGTGAGATCCAGGGCCTTTTGTAGAACCAACCTTGCAATCATATGATCTATTCCCGGCGCCGTCACGATGAGAACCTGGCACGCCTGGCGCTGGCCGATGCGGTGGAACCGCTTTTCAGCTTGCAGGTATTGGGAAGGGATCCATGGCAAATCGTTGAAGACGCAATACCTGGCGGCGGTGAGAGTCAGGCCGGTGGAAGCCGCGCCGATTGTCGCAACGAGAACCTTGATCGCACCGGCCTGGAAGTCTTCAACGATCCGTTGGCGTTCGATCATATCCGTTGCACCGGTGATGACAGCCGCTTCGGTGCCGATCTCTTTCTTGATGATGTGACAAGGCTCAACATGATCCGAGAAAACAACAACTTGTTCGCCTTGTTCATAAAGTGAACCGACGATCTCGGCCGTCTTCGGCGCTTTGAGGGTTGCCGCGCCGCGCTTCACCGAGGTGATGGCGGCCTGGTCGAATGTGGTTTCTTCGCCTTTCATCTTCGCCAGCGCGGCGGCCATGCCTTCATCCAAGTCTTGCCAACCCTTCGGCGGTTCGATTGGGAAGCGTCGCCTGGTCAACGGCGGCAAGTCTTTGAGATGATCTTGCACCGAGTGCCGAATGTACTTGTTCGCCAGGTATTGGCGAAGTTCAGGCCATCGGCGAAAGCCGAGGTATTTTGTGCCAAACTTCCCTTCACGCGGAAAGGTGAAGTGCTCGGCGAACCTAAGCCAACTTGAGATGTTGATGTCATCCCGAAGCCGCCGGCCGTTCGGGTGCGGGTTTTCGTCAAGGATCGATATCAGCGAATAGAAGTCAGTCACCGAATTTGTGATGGCGGTGCCGGTGAGAAGTGTGAGGGTTTCTGGCCGGTGCTTTCGAACAAGTGAATGGAAAAGCTCGGTGCGCTTGGCTTCGGGGTTTTTGAAGGCGTGCGCTTCATCGACAACCCAATGCTTGCAGGCGGCGAAGGCTTCCGGCCATTTTTCCATGATCTCATAATTCAGCATGAACACGGCCGGGATCTTGGCTTCCATGGCTTCCATGGCGGCCTGGCGGATCCGCTTCCCGGCACCGAGCGCGAAGGCCGGCACGCCATAGAAACGGGTGACTTCTGCAACCCAATTCAGCTTGAGGAAAGCCGGACACACAACCAAGCTTGGCTTCCCGAAGGCGGCCAGCACGCCGATGGCTTGCAGGGTTTTGCCCAAACCCATTTCAGATCCGATCAAGGCATACCGGTTTGAGAGTGCAAAGTTGATGCCTTCAACTTGGAAGGGGAACGGCTCGGTTTTGAGGTTCGAAAGCGCGTCAAAGAGTCTTGGGTGCGCCGGGATCTTGGGTTCGGGTTCGGCGCCGAAAAAAGCTTCGTGCGCCGTGACTTGGCACAAGCCGAGGCGGCCATGGATGTTAGGATAAAAGCGCCGGAATTGTTCGAAAGGCATGTACCATTTCTTGCGCGCAGGATCCCAACGAAACCCGCATTGCTTAACCAAGTCTTTGTGTTCAAAGTCACAATCGCAGGTTGCCAAAGTCTTGTCGTTGTTGATTAGGATTTTGAGGGGAAACCGATCAGAATGGATGAAGGCCATGATGATTCCCTCCAAAACAGCATATCGCCGGCAAGGCACCATGCCGGCGTTTTTCTTTATAACGGGATCTCTTTTTGAGCTTCCGGGATCTTGTGCTTGTCGAACTCGGCGCTAACCCATTTCTGAAACTCAAGGCCGAGAATGTTCAGGCCATCCATGATTGGCGCCTTGCCGTTGGCGGCAATTGAGATCTTGGTTGCCATTTGCACATGTTCGGGGTTGTTCCATTGGATGCCGGCGATCTGAAGGGCAAGTTTCAGTTGTTCTTTGTGAAGGTCAATCGTGCGATCATAAAACGTAACACTTGTGCGCGCGTTTTTCTTTGCGTTCTCGATTGCCCATTGTTGTTTCAGGCAAGCAATGCCAAGCGGTGAATTGGCGTCAACACCAACAAGGTTTCCGTTTTTGTCCGTTGCCAGCACACCGCTGGCGGCCGGTGCGGTTTCAGGCGGCTTTGAGTCGGCCGGTGCGGCTTCCGGCGGTTGTTCGAGGTTTTCGATTGCCTGAACTTGCTCGGCCATGTGCAACCGATCCTCTTGGGGTTGAACCGGCGCGGCCATCTTCTCG